CACTGTGGAGTTTTACCTCTAGTAGTCAATCCACACCAATGACATTCAATCATTAGTGAGTCTCCAAGATTTCTGTTTCATGACATTTCATACAAGATGCCCATCTGTGAATCTTGTTGTTTTTGTCAACCATACTAGTTGTATAGTATCCTTTCTTTCCGCAATTCGGACAAATTGAAAATTTGTCTTTCTTTGGCCACCAGTTTCCTGCACCGACTAAACTCATTTTTTTACCTCGTTTTTTTGCATTTGTCTCTACCTTGTTTTTACCCCAAGGCAAAATAGCATAGGGGGCTGGGGTTATATAGCCTCTGTCGGGTATTTTCCCTTTACGAGCATGAGTTTGCACCGTTTACACGTTAAAGTGTTAATATTATTACTTATTTTTTTATATTCTTGTTCTGTGCAGCGATGCCCACAAAGAGTGTGCCATTTTCTTTTTGGACAGCTTAAATGTCTTTGACGCATTATTGAATTCGTCGTTTGTAAAAATCTTCTAACCTTTTAGATTGAGTGTCAAAAGCTGGTCGCATGTATGGTCTTGGTCCTGTTGGAGTTGCACGTTTAGGGTCGTCTTGTGTTTTAGGATTGCCTCCGATAGGTTCTCCAAATTCTATTTTAGAAGCATAATCTGCATTTGCAAATATTATCTTACGAAATCTTTCTGACAAATCGTGTTTAATACTTTGTTTTAAAACACCTGTAGCCACAGGAACTAAACGTAACGCTTCTAAGAGTATTGCGTCTGCGGTGTCATTCATCGCTAAATCTAATTGGTCAGGTATAGTATTTTTAGTTGATTTGATTTTAGCCGTCAATTCTGTTAAACCTTTAACAACGATAGCCATTACTTATATCCTAATACTTGTTCTATAGTATCATCGCCATATTTTTCTTTCCATTTCTTTTCTACTATCTTTTTACCTTTTTCATACATTGCCATTCGTCTAGCTCGATTAGCTTGTTTACGGGCTTCTCTGTCTCCATTTTTCCAAGCCATTTCTTCATTGCATTCTTTACATATTCCATTGCTTAGGATATGTACACGCATGGCTCCAGCTCTACACTTTTTACAACTCGTCATCTTTTAATTTTCTCCCATTTCCATGATGCCCATATTTGGCATTAGAAATATGAATTTTGATATGGTCTGGTGTTCTACTCATACTTGTCTCACTAGAACTGTTCTTTGATTAGGATGCATCATAGCATGACCTTGCAATGTAAATTGAGGGCCAAAAAATTCTTTTCCTACTTCAATTTGCAATTCTACTAATTCTGATAATGGGAGTCCTTTTTTAGGTATTCGCCTTGCAAGTTCTTTGTGAGCTGCACAAGTTCTGTTTCCTCTAGCTACTGATAAAGTAAATCTATATTCTTCTCCAGTTTCAGCCATCCTTTGTTGATACACTTTTAATCGAGCTTCATTAGATACATGAATTAACTCAGTTCTTGCTATTCGTGTAGCTCTACCTATAGATAAGTTAATTTTGCGTTGCATCATTACTATAATTCTGTCAACCATAGAATCTAAATTAGTGTCTTCAATGTATGCTTCTGCTAATACTTTATCTAACTCCGTACCTAAATCCCCAGTAAATTGATGATAAAAAGAGTCTGTACGCAAAATTCCGTCATGTAATTGTCTTAATAAATTAGAAGCATCATAATCTAAATCAATGCCAACAGCACCAGTAGACTTCTTAAATTGACGATTTTCTACTTTATATGTGTACTTGAAAGCTCTAATGATGTATCTACCTAACTCATTTTTTAAGATTTTAGGCAATCTTACCATGAGCATGTTTTTTCTGGCTCTGAGGTCTTCCCAGTCTGTTGCTCTTTTTAAACGACGAAGTTCATCCTTTAAGGTTTTACGGATGGCGGTTCTGAGGGCTGAAATGTATCTGTCAATTCTTGCTGCCCCTCGCCCTCCTGAAACTCGTCTTGTTCTTCCCTTTCTCGTTCTAACTCCTCCTTAATTCCATCATCTGGTAATATTAATTCTGCATTTTCATCCATGTCAATGTCAATGCCAAGCTCTTGGAAACCACGAATTATTTCTAATTTTTGTGTCAAATTAGCTAATTCCAATTGCTCATTGTCTTCGTTAATAGGGGTAAACTTAACTTCCCAGTCTTTTACATTCATTAATTTTAATAGTGGTTTAAAAAATCCTTCTTCTATTACTGCTTGTGTTTCCATGATAGTTCTATCCATCATAGTTATTTGTTCACCTTCTGCATTTAATCCACCGATTCCAGCAGTATCTCCCATAGCTAATGGCATAACTCCGTATGAAGAATTGATGTCATTATTGATTTTTTCTATGTATGGAAGCATTCCCATTTCTGTTTGGTCTGGCATAACGGTAACGAAATTGGCTCCAGACTTACCTTCTCCTGAAGATATGATAGGAATAAAGTTAGGATTACGTGCAGTTTCTTCTGCAATGTATTCTCCTAATCTAGTTAACGAATCTTCATTGTGGCCTGGAATATCTAAGAATCCTTTTGGTGGTCGCTCTAACAAATAGACTTTATTCTGATAAGCTTCTACTGCTAAAGCAGTTTCTATTTTCTTTCCTAAAGCTAAAATTGGTGGATTACCATACAATCTAGCATAAGAAGAATACTTGTTAAAGTGTATTATTTCATCACGTGCAAAATAAATATCTCCTTCACTATCTTTAAAAGTATATGCAATTAGAGCTGTTTTAGCATCGTTACACTTGGAGTTATCACAATGTTTTGCTGTTCCAGTGGCATCTCTACATATAGGACAAAATCTATCAACATCTTGAAATCTACCAAATCGGTCTGTGTTATAACGCATTTGTTTAGTATCTTCAATCCATAATTCTTTAACTCTTTTACCGACAGTGTCTCCACTTTCACTAACTACTCTTTCATACAAAATAGATATCCAAACGTCATCAAATATTTCTAATTGTCTTACCATTGCTTTGATAAGTTCAGAGCCATTTATGTCTGCTGAACCTCTTGAGGGGTCCGTTATTAGGGCATTTATTGCTTCCTTTTGGTCTTCAGACTTGTTTTCTTTATCATCTACTGGCAATATTTCCCAGCCTTTTCCAACAACTTGAGCTGCTATTTTTTGTATTACAGTACGAAGATGGGAATAATTATCAGCAAGATATTCTACGTAATGTTGGTCAAATGGAGGTTCAATCAGTTGGTTTCCTTGCTGATATGACGATGCCGACGCTGCATCATAAACAGGTGTACGTGCTTCTTTAAGCAGCGAGTTGGTATTATTGTCAAGATATTTCTGCAATCCTGACTTATTTTTTTTTGGTCTGTTGAAGAATCTATCCAATATTCCCATCACAACCAAGTCCAGTTGGTCATATTTAACTTTTTGCGTTCCCTTTCTTCTATTGCTAATTCGCACATCCAAAGCGAAATAACGGTATCTGCAACGTGACCTTCTAACTTTCCTTTACCATCCCACATTAACTGAGTCAATCCTTTTACTAAGTCACGGGTTCCTGGCCTAGTATTATCTTTTGCCGTATCACTAAATGGTATTTCGTATAGTCCTTTTTCCATTGCTACTGCAATTCCAGGAATGCCAATCTGTGCGTGGTTACGTTCATTTCCTGTATGATGTGTGGCTATTGGTAACTTCTCAACATCTCTAGCAGCATGTGCAACTAGTCTTTGAAATCCATTACTTTCTATCATTATCTTTTCTGGATTGTAAATGCTGGCTATTTTTGATATGTTACTAATCTGTTCGTTTAACCAACTCGCACCTTCTCCTTGTATCTTACCACTCCACTGATGTAGTACTTTACGCTGCTGAGTTTTAGGATTATAGGCCAAAACACAGTATGCAGTTTCGTCATGTTGAGTGTCAAAACCTACTGCTAAGTCCACTCCCATGACCGTAACCCACCCTTTTATTGGTCCAGAAAACATTTCAAGACCGTTATTTAGGCATGGTTCGATAACACTCCAAGGTATAACTGCACTGTCTGGGTCAATAGGATTTAGCATATATTCAGATTCAAATGCTCTTGTTCCCATTGCTAATCTTTCTTCTTCTAATCTATCTATTGTCCAGTATTCTGGCCAACGTGGAGTTCCATCATCTTTCAAAGCAGGATGCCAAATAGTATTCCAATATGGATTTTCTTTAACGTATGCAGTAATGTCATCTGGTCTTTTTTGTGTACCTATTAACATAATACGAGCTTTAGGTAAACGCATTGGTAAAACAACACGATTCATAAAGTTGATTATTTTATCATCTTTTATTCTAGGAAACTCTTCTAGTACGTCGTCTAAAATAATTAAATGAACGTGCGGCCCTTCCATTGCACCTGCCATAACTGCACCTCTTACTCTTGAACCATTAGCAAATTCTTTCTGTGTCATATTCCATCTAAGGTTGTTTTGCATTGTATTTTCTTTTGATGGAATCAAAGGAGCCACACGCCAGCTTCTTCTACACAATTCTTCGAATTGAGTCAACTTATCTACTACCTGAGTAAATGTATTTCCAATGTATAAAGCCCTAAAATTAGGGTTACTATACATCTGCCATAGCAAATAAGTCAGACTAAATGATGTTTTTAAGTGTCCACGAGCACATATTATCGCTACTCTTTCGTTTTCTGCAATCGTATCATGCCAGTTTTTATGCATGTCAGCAAGCGGATGAAACTCATCTGGCTCATGTGACATGTACTCCATCATAGCTTCATTAGCAAACTCTAAGAACGGAATCTTACCAGGATTTAAATGTTTAGCAAAAGAAGTAATAAAACTTTTATGGTCTGTAGAATCAGCCATCGCTCTGCAAATTCCTAACCATATCTGTATAGTGTTGAGCAAAAGCCGCTTGTTTCTGTTTTTCTATACCTGCTTTGTCCATTGCATCAGATACTAATTCAGCAACCTCATCAATCAAAACGTTCCTAGCTTCTACGGCTCCTTCTAATTCTATCAGTTTAGTTGTCCATGCATAAGCTTCTGCTGGTCTTATGTCCATGCCTTCGTTTAATTGAGTAGCAAATAACTCTTGTAATTTAGTTCCTAATTTGATTGCTCTAGCTATCGAAGTAGTTGCCTTACGTTCTGTAACGTTCCGTACTTCCTTTAGAACTTTCTCTTTTCTTTCATCCCATTTACCCTCTTTAGCCCAAGCATGTACAGTTGATTTAGATAGTTTATAATCTTCTCCTGCGTACCTTTCATTCATAGTTTTAGCAATGTCTCCATAACTCCATGCTTGACTGTAAAGTACAAAGGCTTCTTCTTTATCTTGAACAGTGTATTTTCTGGTTGTCATTTGAATGCAACATCCTCCATGCATTTCAAACAATAATGTTTTCCTGATGATTCATTAACCCATGAACCTTTTTTACCGCATAAATTACAAGTAATAGCTAACCAGATATGATTGTTCTTATTAGTCATATTATATTTTCACCTCCTGTAGGTATCTGCAATAGCAGCAAAATAAACATCAAAAGTACTATTACCTTAGCAACAATAGAAATCCAATACAAATGCCTCTCAATGCGCTTTAAAGGGCCAGTATTAGCAATGCTAACGATTGTCCGAGTTGTTGTGTTTTTTGATGACATGCCTCAAATGCTCCGATATATGTTTCTTCTCTTTGTTAGCTTGTGAACAGAACTCATTCCATTCTTCCTCAAAGCTATTAGAAATAGCAAAAATATAATGCGGTGGTTTGTTGCTCTTTGAGTATGGCATAGCCTAGATATTGGAAGGGAGGCTATATAGTTTAATCTTAATAATTAGTATTTACATGCGACGGAGATAACGTATAAGGTCATTAACGTCCATCTTAGCTGCATCATAATGTTTAAGTTTCAATGAATTTTGAATTGCTTTAAGTCTTACAATAGCAAAATCTCTCACACGTTCACGAGCTGAATTTTTATCTAAAGGTCCTTTACTTAATTCATCTGCATCTAAACTTGAGTAACCCATCTTATCTACCTTGTTGAATAGCTCTTCTTTTAATGTTAGATAATTGTGTGTGTATTGTTTTTAAAGCCAACCATACTTTGTTAGCAGTATCAATATCGCTTTTTGAACCACCATATCTTTTTAGGTTTTGAATATATTCTCTAACTCCTAATTGTTCTTTAGCGTTAGCATCTAATGCTACTTCCAATTGTTTAACACTCATTGCATAAGGATTCTTTTGTTTAAACAATTCTTCTCTTTCACTTTTCTCTAATGTAACAAAGCCCATTATACCTCTTATTATAATCTATTATTTATACTTTATGTAAGACACACACACCTCCATTTCCACTGGAGATTATATTGTAAAGTATAAAACAAAATATAATAGAAATCATAATAAGCCGCCGAATCTTTTTCTTTTTTTAGAAAAAAAGCGACAGACAGATTAGTCAAAGTTCCAGTGGAAGCGAAGGTGTGTGTGTGTTTAGTTATCTAGTAAACTAGCTAGTATTTCTATGTAAGCATTTACTTTACCTTCGTAGTATCCTTTTTCAAAAGATGTTTCTGCTTTTCTAATCAGTAGATTGTTTTCTTCTATTTTA